TCGACACTGGTCCCTAAAAGTTGTTGAAGCCCCTTGGCAGTGAAGAGGATACGCCTCCAGAGCCAAGACGCTGCGTTGCCGGTAGACCCCACACCTGAGGTGCGGATGGTGATAGACTCCTTGAGACCCCGCATAAATACGGTATCATTCTGACGGGTCGATACTCCAGTAGGGTCGGTGGCTATGCGATCACGATAACTGGGACACCAGATCATGAAGGCAGAGGAATTGCCGGTGAGTGTATACCCGCCTGCGGAGGCTGAAGTTCCGGTGGGGGTAAAGGAGACAGGCAGCATGTTGTCATGCTTCTTCTCCGAGGTGATGTTGAGGACACGCTTGCGAGACATCATACGAGTCTTACGCGTGCGATAGCGTGGCGCAGTCTTACGAGTGCGGCGAGTTACTCGGCGAGGTCGTCGCCTAATAGTTCGGCGTCGGCGAGATGTGCGTCCGTAAGCCATTACGTACAAAATATAATCCTGACGGGAAAGTGTGAATGTTCTGCGACGGGAAAGCTCGGCCTTTTATAGTTTGGATGAGGAGTCAGTCACGTGTAGCTAACTACATAAGGAAGTGACTCTGACTCCACGAGTTGTGTATAATATTAAACACAACTCCGGAGTCACTCACATGACTTTTCGATTTCAAGCAAAATATGGCCTCCTCACTTACGCTCAATCCGACGGTCTCTGCCCATGGAAGGTTAACGACCATCTTTCGAAACTGGGAGCGGAATGTATCATTGGACTTGAGAATCACGCAGACGGAGGAACTCATCTGCACGCTTTTTTCATGTTCTCTCGGAAATTCCAGAGCCGGAACCCCCGAATTTTTGACGTCGAAGGTCATCATCCAAACATTCTGCGAGGCAGCAAGACTCCTGGACAAATGTACGACTATGCGGTCAAGGATGGAGACGTTGTCGCTGGAGGACTTGAGCGGCCGGGTGATGAACAGGTTGCCGCCAACAGTGATGTCTTCTGGCAGGCTGTCTTTGATGCGGAGACTCGAGACGAGACTTTTCGCGTCGCTCGGGAATCTAGTGTCAGTCTCCTCGGCCGATACTACTTCCAGGTACGCGCTATTGCAGAGGGAAAGACCATCAAAAACCCGCTTGATTACGAGTGTGATGCGTCATTGGCGTTCGAGCTTGGACATTATCCGGAACTCTCCGATTGGTGCTCGTCTTATCTGGGAAGACGTGGAGGACGGTACGTAATGCTCTATCATTCCTGCCTTTGCTTGTCTTGCCACCTTCACTTCGTTACGGAGGCGCTGGACCAGATCTTAGGTATAGATTGTTTTGGCAGGAGCGTTGCCTTTCGCACGGGGAGAGGTCGGGGCACCCTTCGGGTTCCCACGACACCGAACCTCTCCCCCGTGCAAGGTGTGACGTAATGCTTAGTCATTCATTAGTAAGCAAGGCTAACTGGTTTAGACCTAAATCTCTCATTTTGGTTGGACCAACCAGGACCGGGAAGACTACCTGGGCCCGCAGTCTAGGGGCCCACTTTTACTTTGGTGGTCAATTCAACATGGACCAATTGGGTTATGATCGCGAGGACGTCAACTATGCTGTGTTTGACGATATTCAGGCTCTCAAGTTCTTCCCTATGTGGAAGTTCTGGATGGGTGCGCAGGATACATTCACGGTCACAGACAAATACAAGGGGAAGATGACGTTTGATTGGGGAAGACCGATCATCTGGTGCAATAACAGGGATCCTAGAGAGGACCCTGACACTGACGCTGATTGGATCGATGGAAATTGCATTGTAGTTACAGTCCCAGAGGACTATCCACTCATTTCTCATGCCAGTACAGGCACGCCTCCGGGCTAAAAAATATAGTATCCGAGACATCATTGCTCGCACACTGAAACATATCCACCACATAAATATCGCCCATTCCGGGCTTACCAAGTGTTGAATAACCCGAGTTAGTCTCGGTACTACCATTCTCTTCGTTCGCGTACACCAAATTCTTGTTGAAGGGGTGCCACCTCTTGTATTTCCAATACTGACGGGCAGCTGACTGGGGGACGAGGCGGGTAGTTTTGTCATAAATGACATTGAGGCGGGTAGTGTCGGTCTTGGCTGTCATGATGTCTAGCCAATCGGTGTTGATAACACCCTGGAAGAGCAGATCCGATACGTTGCTGGCAAAGGTAGTACCATTGTGGTTAGCCAGAAATCTGACATAACCGCTGCTAGTAAAGGAATGCTCGACACTGGTCCCTAAAAGTTGTTGAAGCCCCTTGGCAGTGAAGAGGATACGCCTCCAGAGCCAAGACGCTGCGTTGCCGGTAGACCCCACACCTGAGGTGCGGATGGTGATAGACTCCT